AGACAATCATGATGCATGAGAGCGGCGACACTGTGAAAGCCCGCACTCTTATTAAAGTTAAAGATGCCACTAACCCGCAATCGATGGGTTCCGGCATTACCTATGCCAAACGGTACGGACTACAAGCACTGTTCGGCATAGCTTCCGAGGAAGATGACGGCAACGCTGCATTATCCGGCGGCAAGCAAACACTTCGCACTGGCATTGAAAAAGGAGATTTCTAAAATGTCAAAATCATACATCGTTCATAAGAACGTACCTATACCCGCACCAAAATGGTCACAAGGCAGAACAAAAGGTGTGAGCAAATACAAATGGATGCTCGACCTTGCGCTTGGAGATCACATCGTTGCTGAAAATCAGAAGGAAGCAGATTGTTTAACAAACGCAATGCTTCGTCTGACTGAAGGCACTCGCAGTATGATCCAACGCAAAATGGCAGACAATAAAATTGGGTTGTGGGTAAAAACAGTTAGCAAAAGGAGAGTCGCATAATGGACGGACAGTACGACCCAACTGACAGCGTGTCAGCATTTGCATTTCGTAATAACGAACAGGCAATACTGACAGGCCCAGTCAATGACAACGGCAATGAGTCGCGTGTCATCATTACCAAATCAACACTGCCAGACGGACGCATCATCCGTGATGTGTACGAGAAAGTCGGCACGTTGTTTGAGAATGAGAACACCGATGGCAACAAGCCGTTGTTCTCAGGCCCGTACAAGGAGCGCCGCATTGCGTTCTGGGCAAAAGAAAAAGATGGCGTCGGTAAATATTTATCCGGCAAGATCGAAGACAAGCGTGTTGCACAAGATGCAGCGCCGCAGTCTGCAACACCTTTACCAGATGGGCCGCTTGATGACAGCATCCCATTCTGAAATCTTAACCATTGATGACGTGTGCGCCGCATTGCAGACTTCACCCTCAAAAGTGAAGTCGCTATGCGGCAAACACGGTATATCTGTCATCAAAGTCGGACATAAAGTCAGGCTAACAAGGCAATCATATGATGAGTTGATTGATAAATTATCATGTCGTTACACCTATTCAAGCGCGGAAAATACTACCACATCAACGACACAGTATCGTGGGGTGGCAAATCAATCCGCATACGACAAACTACAAACTGTACTCTCAGACGAGAAGCACAAGAAGTAGCTAGTCAACTACATCAACAAGCCTTATCCAAACTTAGGGGCGGCAGTACGTCGGCTGCCGTTCCTTTTTCACTAGCGGCGATTGAATGGATTAAACTTAAAAAGCGTGGCGCAACAGATCTGCAAAACGTCAAACAACTGGGACAGTTTTTTAAATTCAAATCCGTTAGTGATATTACGACGGAAGACTGGCACCAGTTTGTTAGGCAAACTCTGTATGAACGCAGACCTGCTACTGTCAACCGCATCAGAGCAACGCTTAACTCTATACTGGTGTCGTCTTCCACCAGTTTACATCTCCCCAAACAAAAAGATAAAGGTCAGCGCGTAAGATTTTTGTCAGTGGAGCAGCAAGAAAAACTGTTGTCTGCTTATCCCGATGCGCTTCAGCCATTGTTCATTACACTGTGCTATCAGGGGTTGCGCAAATCAGAAGCAACAAAGTTAGAGTGGCAAGATATCAATCGTGACTCAGCTACAATTACCATTCGTGACGAGAACAGCAAATCCGGCACAGGCCGCATCATCCCAATGCACCCGCGAGTACAGGATTCACTGCGCTTCACAAATAACAGGTTCGTATTCACAAACATTCACGGTCAGCCCTACGCTAAAGAAGGCCCACGCAAAGCACACATCACCGCCTGCAAACGCGCAGGCATCAGCAACTTCACCATCCATGACTGGCGACACCATTGGGCAAGCCGCCTCGTTATGCTTGGCGCAAGCATCCCAACACTCATGGCTTTGGGTGGATGGAAGTCAGAACGGTTGGTCATGCGTTACGCAGCGGTATCAGACGAACACAATCGTGACACACTGTTTCGATTGTGAGCTTTATTATTTATGGATAACAACGGTTTGCAAATATGAAACGTAACATTGGTAAGGGTGAGGTCGCGTGTTCGAATCACGCTGGCAGCACCATCCCCCCTCATCTAATATACTGTAAACCCTCAAGAAAACAGAGGCGTTTACTTCGTCAACAGTTCTGCATTAGTGCATTGTTGTGCGCTTTTATACTGTTTCATCTGCTTTATTAGTGCAGTTGTTTATAATTTAAAACACAATTTTAACACAAAGAAGGAGACTAATATGAGTTCATCATCATCAGCAAAGCACCTTGCTCGTATGGATTGGGAGTTAACAAAGCAGGGGTTAGCCATGCGGCGCAAACGTGACGAATATGAATCTCGTGTTGCTCGTGAAGGCTCAAACAAAAACTCTGCATTGTATGCCGATGATGCGTTTGCTGATGATGTTGCAACACACGATGATATTGGCACTTACAATAGAGCAATACCACATGTCATTACATCAATAGAATTGTATGAAGGTGGCATGGAATGAACAAGTTCGACCTGCTATCCAAAGCCCTTGAAATCGTAGAAAACAGAGGAGAAGACTATGGCGATGTTCTTGACAACCATAACCGTATTGCTGCTATTTGGTCTGTAATACTTGGCATGACTGTGAAGTCAGAGCAGGTTGCACTGTGCATGGCTGGCATGAAGATAGCCAGATTATGCAACACACCTGATCATCAAGACTCATGGATTGATCTTGCTGGTTACGCAGCCGTTGGCAGTGAGTGCCTTAAGATTGCTGCAGAACGCGCTGACGTTTCCAATCAAGAAACTCAGCACCCTGCTCCACATCAGCAAAGCAATGGACAAAGCCAGTGGGGTCAGATGCATGAGGGTCAATGACTTGAAGAATTGCCTGACCAAAGTTCTGCTGTTCAAAACCTTTGGTAAGCGCAAAGTCGTCACGGAATTTGTAACCTCGCGCACGGGCAAGCCATGTAGTCATCTCTTGCTCCACGAGTTCGATGTGTCCCAAAGCCCAGTTGTGCCGATGTCCACTTATATACAGATGTGCGTTACTCTTAAACCGAGCCATCTTGTTCTGGGCATGCAACGGGTTCCATTGGGAATGGCCCGGCATATCATGCGCAGCGTGAATACGACAGACCCTGCCATTAGGGAAGCGTATCTCAACACGAGCCTCCCAATCCTCATTGATAGAGTGCGCACCCGTCATCCATTTAAGGGGATCACCCGCGCCGCTCCACATATCATGGTTGCCGCCAATGAGAATAAGCGGATTAATATTGTCAATTAACCACTCAACAAGACGCCATGCTGTTTTGTGACTGGTGTCTTGATGATCATAAAGACGCGCTAATCTACCAATCCAGTTGTTCTGGTGATCACCAAGCGAACAACCATATATACCTTCGTTACTTTGAATGATGTCTATGTGTTTGCGAAGGTTAGGCCAATCACAATAATTGTCGTCAATGTGAGGATCGCCAAGCCATAGAAGGCCGATTGGCATAGAGTTACGCATGTCGATTGGAATCCATTTACGCGCATCCTTGGCCTCCTTACGTTTATTAAATCTATTGGTGAGCTGTGATACAATCTCCTCAACAGGGAGGTCATCAGTGGGCAGCGCAGGAATACTAAATGTTTCCTGTTTCTTTTCAGCACGGATGATCTGCAAACGCTGCTTAAAAGTAGTGCGCGGTATATTTAAAGCATCAGCTGCTTTGTTTAAGCTTCCGTATTCTTTGACAGCATCAAGAAGTTCCTGATCTTTGTATTGGTTTTTAATCATATCTTCCTCTTAAAATGGGATAGCTTGTAAAGACATACGTTCACAAAGACGCTCTGCTCGCCCCTTTACCTGTCGATACCATTTAGAATCACGCATAGCTAAGGATGCACCTTCCCAGTCTTCTTCATCGACACATGCCTTCATGTCTCTGAATTTACTAAGAGTTGGCAAGCCAAGATTGAACATCATGTTTGCAATTATTAATTGAACTTCTTCAGGCAGGTGATTGAAGTCAGGGTAAAGCTTCAGGCAATCCTCAAGCACCATATCAATGTCAGCTTCAAATGCTTCCATCACACGCTCTGCTGAGACAGGCGTACCCACTTCCTTGCCATACTCAGGATCAGTACGACGTATCAGATGACCAATACCAAAGGTTGGATGGCCTTCACTGCACAAATAAATTTCATACACGCAACCTTCATCACGCTCTAGTTCGTCACGCAGTTTCATTACGTTCATAGAAATTACTGTCATTTCTTAAACATTTTTGTAAGCTGTTGGACACCAAAACTGGCGGCAAACACCACGCCAACTGCTGTCTTGTAGAAATCTGGCATTGATTCAAGCGCAGCAAAGCCGCGCTGCACCACATCTTCATATCCAGTAAAAGCAAGTATCAAAGGGATGCTTACTAGTATCGTAAGCCACTCATCTTTCCAGCTTGACGCAGAATTTTGCGCCATTGTCTGGTTCCATTCCATTTCACCAGCCGCCACTTTCTTGGCAACCTCAGTCTTTGCTTTTTGTGTAGCAACTTTCCCTTCCATCCATGAACCAGCAAGAGTTGTTACCGCATTTACAATTGGCAAGATCATATCAAAGCACCGTTCTTTAATTGGAAACAACGCCAACGCACCGCCTTCATATCAAACGTAATACGATTGATATCGTTAGCCATTTGCATGGCTCGCTCTTCGCAAGCTTCTCTTGTTTTTAAAGGGTGTCGTGCGTTGTGGAACTCAACGCATTGAGTTGGATCTGCAATAGAACAGGCAATGACTATTGCTTGAAACACTTTTTAATCAGCCGCTGTACCGTATCCATTTCGTAGATACGAAGTGCAGTCCATATAATTGTGAATAATGCAGCAAGTGGTGGCAATAAATCTGTCATCGCACCCACCGTCGCGAACACTGCTGCACCATCTAATATATCCTTGTTGTCCATGAGCAAACCTTAATGCATTAATGCAGGATCAGAAACGCACAAAACTCCACTAGCCTTTGCGACGCTCACCATTACAAATAAGAACAGAACAACAGCAACTACGCAGATACCAAAGACAGCAAGAACGCCTTTGATTACATTCGCCATCTCTTCCTGCTCTCGCTTGCGTTTGAGCTTCGCAGCCATAGCTGCCTCTTTTGCTTCCTGTATTCTTCTTGAGCGCTCTTGAATAATCCCCGCCCATGTTCCGTGACCGAAACGCATGTCAACCATTGTTGCAACTTCTTGTAATTTTTCAGCTGCAAGTTTTGCATCTATTATTTCTTTAGCAACAGTGTCCACACCAAATTGACTAGCGATACTACCGCCAGCCTTTTTATTTCTTGCTTGCTGAACGTCTTTCTCACCACGAAACAGATCATCGATCTGCTGTGCTATGCCGCTGATGTCATTGACAGTTGAGATATTAGACTTAATAAACTCAACCGACTTTTGAACAAGAGCAATACCAGTGAGAACTTCAGCCACTACCATTATTTAATTACTTACGTCATCCCAGCTTTGGGTTGCCTCATTCCACACATGCGGATTGCCATTAGCAGGGTAAGCAACAGGCGGCTCATATTTGTATGTTGTTGTGTTTAGTGTCCACGACGCATAATCACAAGGCATGATAAAAGCATCTGCCGTTGCGTCATATTCTCCACCGACGCCCACATAATTGTAACGCTTTGCAGCCTCACCATTAGCGTCTTTAAAGGCTTCAATCCAAGTGCCGGGTGTAGTGTCAATAAATGTGTTGAAGAAATCTGCATCAGCAACAATGCTTTCAGTAACAATTCCGTTAACAACTTTATTATAAATAGCCATACCTACCTCACGCAGTGTAACTGCCAGATGCAGTAAATTTCATAATTGTGTTTGAGCCACTTGTTGTAACA